AATAATATATAATTACAAAATGCAAATTAAAATACAAAAAGATGAAAAAAAATCCCGGAGAAATTTTTGAGTCCGTACAGGTCGATCCAATTAGTGGTGATTATTATTTGATAATTCCCGAAAGTGTGGCGAATGAACTCTCATGGTATGAAGACACTGAGATTGGTTTTAAGATCGAAGGAAATGAAGTAATTCTCACAGAACGTGAAGATTGACAGACACTATATAATGAGGTATGATACTGAAGTAACCTTTTAAAATTAAATGGAGTTGATTGATCGAATTAATAAAAATCTTCCAAATATTCTCGACGAAAATCATTGTTGGATATGGAATGGAGCAAAAGATAGAAATGGTTATGGAATAATTTCACATAATAAAAAAACATTTAAAGTGCATCGTTTAATGTATGAAATTCATTATTCAGAATCATTAAAAGAATTACATTGCCTTCACAAATGTGATAATCCTTCCTGTGTAAATCCATTACACTTATTTGAAGGAACAAATTTAGATAATGTAAAGGATAAACTACTTAAGGGAAGATGTTATACGGGATATCAAAAAGGTGAGCATAACGGAGCATCTAAATTAAAAGATGCAGATGTGATTGAAATTAGGAAGTTGTATAAAACTAAAAATTATACTACAATTAAACTTGGTGAAATATATAAAGTTCATCGCTCTACAATTTCCTACATTATAAACAACAAAACTTATACGCATTTATTAGAGAATTAATTAAAATGGCACGTGGATTTACAGTAAAAGCAAAGACGCCCGAAGCGTCTTCAACAGGGCCTGAATGGGATTATAATCTCGCCAAGGAAATGGTTAGGGGCAAGTCAATTGTATTTTGCCTTCCAGGTCGCGGAGTTTCTTATACTTACTTGAAAAGTTTTGTACAACTCTGTTTTGATCTTGTACAAGCAGGCGCAAGTATTCAAATCTCTCAAGATTATTCATCAATGGTCAACTTTGCCCGATGCAAGTGTCTTGGGGCAAATGTTCTCAGAGGCCCTGATCAGATTCCCTGGGACGGAAAACTGAATTATGATTGGCAACTTTGGATTGACTCGGATATTGTCTTCAATACTGAGAAGTTCTGGCAGTTGATTCTCATGGACAAAGATATCGCCGCCGGGTGGTATGCAACCGAAGATGGTGTAACTACATCCGTCGCGCACTGGTTGGAAGAAGATGATTTCCGCAACAATGGGGGAGTCATGAATCATGAGACCGTAGAAAGTATCTCCAAGCGTCGTAAGCCCTTCACCGTAGATTATACAGGTTTTGGATGGGTTCTGATTAAGAACGGTGTATTCGAGCACTCTGAGATGAAGTATCCTTGGTTCGCGCCCAAGATGCAAGTATTCGACTCAGGAGATGTGCAAGATATGTGTGGGGAAGATGTTTCATTCTGTCTCGATGCAAAGGAAGCAAGATTTGAGATCTGGTGTGATCCTCGCATTCGCGTTGGACACGAAAAGACTCGGGTGATCTGATGACCACGAAGTATCATATCCTCATGAATAATCGTAAGATTTACACAAATCTTACAGAGGAACAATACTTCAATATTATGGAGGACCTGGCAGATGATTTCTATCAGACAGGTTCTCCAAATCCAAATGAAATAACAACTGAAATTTTTGAAGAAACTGAGGTAACTGAAAATGGCTAAGTCTCATAGTGATATTCAATCAATCCCAAAGAAATCCCTTCAAGGAAACGGGCCTCATACGAAATACTCCGCTACCTCTCGTAATAAAGCCAAGAAAAAATCCAGAGGACAAGGAAAATAGAATATAACCAAGGCGGGCAGAGGCCCGCTTTTTTATGCAATAAATACTCAGTTATTTGTCATCACAGAATTGGAAAAATTTTCAATGGGCAGACACCTTCTATTAGAGGTGTACGAAGTTAACTCTAATCTTATCAATGATGCAATTGCTCTTGAAAAAGTAATGGTTGATGGAATTCAATTTGCCGGAATGACAATCTTAAATATTTTTAGGCATTGTTTTGTTCCACAAGGATGCACCATTGTAATTGCCCTTTCCGAGAGTCATGTGTCGTGTCATACTTGGCCGGAAGAAGGTTGTGTGGCAATAGATGTTTATACCTGTGGTGAAGGTAATCCAAAGTTTATTGTGCTAGAACTATTAAAATACTTAAAGTCAACTACCTATTCTTTGCGCGAAGTAAATCGTTAAATATGATTAGGAGATAGCAACCTCCTTCATAAAAGTTCTGTTTTTACAAAAAACAGGATCTAAAATGTCAAATTTACCAGTAGATAGAGATTCGGATTACATGAGAAAGATGTGGGGAACCACTAGATTGGTTACTGATTATGAAAAACCAAAGACCATTCAAGAAATCATGCACGATGAAATTCCACCAAGAAAGAAATATTTGAAAGAGCAACAGGAATTGCATGAAAAAATTCGCAATGATGAGGACTATGATGATTGGGAATATGGTACAGAACCAAATTATGGTTCTTCATGGAAATCGACATAAATAAAATATAGAAATTTGATTCCCGAATGGCAGTACAAAGGATATCTAGATCATTTAAAGATATTAGTTTATCCTTTGAACCCCATCCGGTGACAAAGGATCTACCTATACTTAAAAATGAAAGAGCGATTATCAGATCAATTCGAAATCTGGTAGAAACAATTCCAACAGAAAGATTTTTTAATTCTCTTATTGGATCTGATATTCGCTCTAGTTTATTTGAATTTGTGGATTACGGTACTGCATCTATTGTGCAGAATCAAATTAAAACCACAATTACAAACTATGAACCAAGAGTCAATAATGTTCAAGTAGATGTAGATCCTAGACCAGATGATAATGCATTTGAAGTTACCGTTATATTTGATATTATTGGACAAGAAATTCCAACACAGCAATTTACATTCTTACTAGAGGCAACCAGATAAAATGCCTTTTACTAAATTTACAAATCTAGATTTTGATCAAATAAAGACATCCATCAAGGATTATCTCCGTGCCAACTCTACATTCACGGATTTTGACTTTGAAGGATCTAATTTTTCTGTCTTAATTGATACTTTAGCATATAACACGTATATTACTGCGTTTAACTCGAATATGATTGTCAATGAATCCTTCTTGGATTCTGCAACACTCAGAGAAAATGTAGTATCACTTGCAAGAAATATTGGTTATGTACCACGTTCTAGAACTTCTTCGAAGGCTATTATATCATTCAGTGGTTCAACTGAATCTGATACACCAACAGTCACCTTAAAGGCAGGTTTAGTATGTGTTGGAAGTGCAGATAATACATCATATACTTTTTCGGTTCCGGAAAATATTACTCGTCCAGTAGTAAAAAATGGTAATGTAGGTACTGTAGGTTTTACCAGTATTACAGTTTATCAAGGAACATTTTTAACAAAGCAATTTGTTGTTGACGGATCTCTGGATCAAAGATTTGTTTTGGATAATCCAAATATTGATACTTCAACAATTTCAGTTTATGTTAAAGGTATTAATGATAGTGGACTTGGTTCAGAATACTCATTAGTTGAAAATATTTTAAACATTGATTCAGCATCAGAAATTTATTTAATACAAGAAGTTCAAGATGAAAAGTATGAACTTCTCTTTGGCGATGGAAGATTTGGCAAAAAACTAGAAAATAATGCAGTTATAACAGTCAATTATATTGTAACTAATGGAAAAGAAGGAAACGGATGTTCTAATTTTTCTTTTCAAGGAAATTTACGATCATCTTCGGACAATCCAATATCCTTGGGAACAGTGACTGTCACAACAAATCAGTCATCACAAAATGGTGCAGAAATTGAAGATCTCAATTCAATTAAATACTTTGCACCAAGAATCTATTCTGCCCAGTACAGAGCAGTAACTGCAAGAGATTATGAAGTCATTATCAAAAAAATATATCCAGATACAGAATCTGTTGCAATTATTGGTGGCGAAGAATTAGATCCACCAGAATATGGTAACGTTGTTATAAGTATTAAACCAAAAAATGGTACATATGTATCTGATTTTAATAAAGAATTGATTAAGAATAAATTAAAACAATATAGTATCTCAGGAATTAATCAAAAAATAATTGATCTTAAGATATTGTATGTTGAGATTGATTCTTCAATTTATTACAATTCATCTCAGGTGTCTTCCGTAAATTCTTTAACAACTAAAATATCAAATTCTTTAGAAAAATATTCAAATTCATTAGATTTTAATAAATTTGGTGGGAGATTTAAGTATAGTAAGGTTCTTCAAATCATTGATAATACCGACAATGCAATAACATCAAACATTACTAAAGTTAGAATAAGAAGAGATCTTAAGGTAACACGACAACCCACACAGTATGAATTGTGTTTTGGTAATAAATTTCATATCAATCCTGAAGGATACAATATAAGGTCTACCGGGTTTAAAATTTCAGATGAACCTGATACAGTATATCTAACCGATACTCCTTCCAAAGATTCAAATGGAAATCTAACTGGAACTGGAATAATTTCAATAGTGAAACCATATATGGCAATTTCTGGTGTTGGAACCACATCTATTATGAAAACTCCAATTGCAATTAAATCTGCAGGTACTGTAGATTATATAAAAGGAGAAATTAAATTAGGAACAATTAATATTACTTCAACATCTTTATCAAATGATATTATCGAAATTCAGGCATTTCCAGAATCAAATGATGTTATTGGATTAAAAGATTTATATTTAGTTTTTAATATCGAAAAAAGTTCAATAAATATGGTAAGAGACGTAATTTCTTCTGGCGATGAGATATCTGGAACAGTATTCTCTAGAGATTTCTACACGTCAAGTTATCCAAACGATAAACTAATAAGAGTGTAACATGATAGGTACTGGGTTTGAATCTAGAGTAAAAGTACAGCAAATAATTCAAAATCAACTTCCAGAATTTATACTGGATGAAAGTCCTAATGCAGTTGAATTTTTAAAACAATATTATATTTCTCAGGAATATCAAGGCGGTCCTGTAGATATTGTAGAAAATCTAGATCAATATTTAAAACTTGACAACTTAACTCCTGAAGTTGTTGTAGGTAACGTTGGTCTCAGCACCAATATTACCTCTACTGTTGGAGTCATTACAGTAACAAGTACTAAAGGATTTCCTCAAAAATATGGACTTTTAAAAATTGATGATGAAATTATTACATATACTGGAATAACCACAAATACATTTACTGGATGTATTCGTGGTTTTAGTGGAATTACTAGTTATCATCAAGATTTAAATTCTGAAGAATTAATATTTTCTGAGTCTGCAAAGACATCACACACTCAAAATACTTCGGTACAAAATCTAAGTTCATTATTTTTGAAAGAATTTTATAAAAAGTTAAAAATAACATTAACTCCAGGATTAGAGGATACTGATTTTGTTTCAGATTTAAATATTGGCAATTTTATAAAAAATGCCAGATCTTTCTATCAAGCAAAAGGAACGGATGAATCATTTCGAATTTTATTCAATATTCTTTATGGAGTAACTCCTAGAGTTGTAAACTTAGAAGATTTTTTAATTAAGCCATCTTCTGCAGAGTTCATTAGAAGAGAAGTTGCAATAGCAGAAAGAATCTCTGGAAACCCTTCTAAATTAGTTGGGCAAACTATCAAAAAATCTATTAATGGCATTGATGATGAAATTACAAGTGCATCAATTTCTGAAGTAGAATCATTTACAAGAAATGGTAGGCAATATTTTAAAATTTCATTATTTGTTGGATATAATGATGTTTCTGCAATTGAAGGTAATTTTACAATTACGCCAAATACAAAGTGTATAGAAAATGTCTCTGTCGGATCTTCTGTAATTTCTGTAGATTCTACTATTTCATTTGCAGAAAAAGGAACAATCATATCTGGCAATAATATTATCACTTATACAAGTAAGAGTGTTAATCAATTTTTTGGTTGTACTGGTATTACATCTACAATTAATTCTACAGATAACATAAGATCTGATGAAA